TACATTAGCTTTGTTAAACTTTGCTCGTACTTGATTTGCTCTTAATAACATATTGTAGCCCTTTGTTTTGCCTCGAATATAAGCCAAAAAAAGAATTTCGCCTAATATATTATGAGAAATATTTATACTTCAACTGATCTACGATACCAACCAAAGTAATATTTTTCTAAACTAGGCCGCTTGGTTATCAGTTTAGAATAGTATAATAGCCTGTATGCGGTTAGCCTTTCAGCTTCTAATTTTTTCTTTTTTACAGCCGCTAATGTTTTCGGGCCCAGCTTTCCATCTACGGCTAACTTTGCACCTTTTGCATTTGTTGCTTGCTGCACAACCTTAACGGCTCTTGAATAACCCATATTAACAACCATATCAAGATATATCTCCTGCAATTCAGGCGGAAATGATGCTGCTTTGGATGGCTTTACATAATATTTGTTGTAAATATCTACGGCTTTCTGATGTGTTAAATTTTCAATATCAACGTCTTTATGTGCACGCTGACTAATTCCATACTTAGTTGTGCCGCCAGGGTCAACTGGGTCGCGTGTTAATTTTGAGCCGCCTTCCCTGACAATAATCCTTTCAACCATTTCATCAAACGAATTGTCCATAATAGATTCCCTTCTTTTTTTTTAGTTCTATAAGATTTTAGACTTTTAACGTCATTTTTCATTTCAATATAGTCGCCTAAATTTTTTTCAAGCATCTCTATTCTTTTCAGCATATTCTCTTGACTAATATTTAAAGCATTAACTGCCCTGACTATATCGTGTCTAGTTATTGTTTTTTTTCTTTTCACACTAAACCTGTATTTTTAATATAGTTGTAGGTTCTCTTAACTTCTCATAAGACTTTGAATGATATTGCTTTGTTTCCTCAGGAACTTCGTATCCATTTGTAACATCATCTACATTATTTAGATCTATCTTTATTCCATCCCTATTTCCGTTTTGATGAAACACAAAACAATTCTGCGAAGCGCGGCCTTCTAAGTTTAACGCCTTTTCGCTATAATCGTTAGCACCAACTAATGAAGCTGACCTAGCGAATGTATCGCCAACACGGGCTGAATGAACGTGGCCTGATACAACGTAGTCTATTTTAACACCTCTTGATGAATACACGCCTTTTATTTGATTAACAGAAGTTTCGTGATTTGCTTTAATGCGTCCGTGTCCGTGCAGGAACAATACCTTTTGACCTGCTAAGTCAACTATTTTCTCCATAGGGTCACCATCTATAAAAGCTATACGCCTTTCTCGAAACAAATACCTTAACATATTAGCAATTGTATGGTCATAATTATCGGTGGCTACAACATCTACCCATCCATATTCTTCTTTTACCCTGGACTCGTTGCCGCTAACACTTAACACGGATAGGTTAAAGTCTTTTTGCATATCCATTATCAATTGTTGATACAGATCCACAGCGCTAAACAATGCCCCTGAACGATTGCCTGCATTTGTAAGGTATTCGTCTAATCGGCGGTCAGAGTTTAATAAATCGCCTGTAAAGGCAATAAGAACATTAGACACCTTATATGTGCTAAAAAAGGTTTTAGCGCGTTCTACCAGCATTTTTAAGCGTTTTCCAGCTACTGTATAGTTAAAGGTGTTATGTGGAAGGTCTACACGCTCATTTAAATGGTTATCCGAAAGCTGCAGCACACCTACGCATTTAGGATTTTCTTTTTTGTCCTTTTTTAATGGTGTTAATTGTTGCTTTTCAAGAACCTTTATAAGTTTTGCGTTTAATTGTGTTACGGCATTTTCTAGCCTAGCATACTCACGAAATGATTTACGTTCTATCCTGCTTCGGTCTTGATAGCTTTGCTTTTGTTTACTTAAACGGACATTTTCAACAATAGTATCTTTGCTATTTCGTACAGGAGATACTGTTTTGTAAGAACAAGCTACACATTTCCATCTTTGCTTTGCCTCACCACTGCGTAAGGTCTTGTAGCCCTGCCTGTTTAAGTGCGACGAACCGCACTCGGGACAACTTAGAAAGTTGCCTTCGTCATCTATTGCGTTGAACGGCATATAATGATAATACTACCAACGCCAAAATATTTTTACACCAGCTTGCGCTATGTCGAGCACCTCTTTTACTATGTGGTTGCGCTCTTCTTCTGTTATTTTGCCATCCTTAGCAGCCTCGTGGTATGTATTCAATGCTTCCTGTATCTCTTTTAATATCTTGCGATATTTGGTTGCAGCAAATGTAATGCAGCCACCAATCATAATCGCGACCAGGTATGCAAAATTAGACCAATTTAACCATTCCATAATAGTTATCCTTTCATTTTAAAAAGCCAAGCAATGAACCCAGTGAAAACTACACTGACAACCGAAGTGACTCCTTTGAGCCTCTCAAGGTCTTTTTCATTATCTCTGACTCTTCCATTTAGTTTACTAAGAGATGTTTCGTTTTTCTCTACCATCTCTTTTATGTACTTTAATTCTAAAAGAACAGTATCTCTATATTTTTGTACTGGTATATTTTTAGCCATAATATCCCACAAAAGAATGCCCAGCCAACACAGTCCGGCAGAGCTGAACCGACTGTTTAAGGAGGCAAAAGTCAGCTGGGCGGGACACGACAAACAAAATCTTTTTAGCCTGATTTGCCATTAATTCTACCTTTTAAATAAGCCAAATCATCAGTTACGTCATTTAATTCTTTAACAATATCCTCTCTATGTCTTTGGCTTGTATCATCAGACTTATTCCAACGATCTAACATTTTTAAAACGATAGACTCAACGTTGCTCATTTTAGTCTCAGACTTTGCAATAGCCTGCCTAATAAGGTCTAAATCTTCATTTTGTAATTTTTGGCTCTTAATTAAATTCATTATCATTATTACAAAGAGGCTTACTATTACTCCTATTGCGCCATACTCGGCATATGTTTCAATCATCTAACACCTTCTTCGTTGCTCTTAATCCAATTACTACCAGCGCCCCTAAGAAAACTGGTAAATACATATCTTCTTTAACGCTAAAGGCTACTATAATAGACATAACAAACATAGCCGAGGTTATGGCTTTATCTATTATGCTACTTTGATGGTTTTTCTTCAGCTGGTTTTTCATTTTTTAAAGATGCGTTTAAAGCATCAACAAAAGCCTGCCTGCCAAACTGCAGCTGCTGTAAGTTGAAAGTCGCATTTGCTATCTTTCTGCTTAGATCATTATGGTGTTGTACCATAAGTTTCTGATTATCATCAAGCTGACTTTCTTCGTAATCAACTCCATCAATAGTGACATAAGGTTGGTTATTTTCTTTTTCTTTTGCCATTATAGCTCCTATTTTCTTTTAATTCCTAATCTTTCCATTAGGGTTTTGTTTTCTTGTTCAAGTTTCTGTATGTGCTGAGTTTCAATTCCCTCGACAGCAGCATTTAAAACAGTAACTTTATTCTCTAAATCTTTAATTCTTCTGTCCTGCTCTGCAAACTTCATTTGCGCTTGATACCAGCTACCAGTAACAACCGCAACTGCCACCATTGCTTTAATAAGAAAAGCCACAGAAATGTGAATTTGAGCATCTTCGCTAATTGCGTTAGCCATTTTTGCATCCACAGCAACAGCAACAACAATCTTTATTTGTCATCTTCAGTCCTCGGTTTTGGTCTTGGTTTAGGTTTTCTATTAATTACAACACTTTTTGTGTATACAGGTTTAATAAAGTCTTTAGTTTCCCAATAACGATAATCATTTGTATTCCAACCTACAGCATACGCATTTGGCATATAGCGATATTTAAATGCACTGGTGCTGTAAACTTTTACAACCCTGCCGCTATCAGTGTAAGTAATGGTCTGATACGGAACAGACTCACCCGCATCTTCAATTCCTATAAATATTCCGAGAATTAGCCCTATTAAAAATTCATACATTATTTTGTTTTGTTTATCGCGTAAATCAAAGAACCCATAACCGCAATTGCAAATATTCCTGGGATTAATTCACTAATGTCCATTGTTTATTTTTTGTGCATCTATATATAATCTGTTAAAGTCCATTGCAGCGCTGTCAAGCTGTAAGTGTATAGTCTTTAATAAAGAATCTACTTCAAACATTTCTCTCGCTAATTCTTCTTTGCTTTTTCCGATTCTAATTTCTTCACAAGCATAAAACATCATAGATCCCAAAAGAATGATAGTGAGCGCAGTAAACATACCTTTAATAAAAGAAGGAAAGATTGTTATCTTAACTTTTTCCACTTACCAAGGTTTTCCTTTTCCTGTAGTTGGATTCTTTTGAGCGTCTATTTCATTTGCAATACCATCTTCTATTGATTTAACCTGCTCATCTCCAAGAGATGCTTTTACCCATCCAACAACTGTATCTTCATCTAGTTTATCGTAAGCTACGAAACTTGATAAATCAGATGTATCTAGTCCAACTTGACCATAATTCCCACCTGAGTATGTAACTTTTACACCATCTTTTGTTACTTCTTTTGAATCGTTAGCATTCCAATGAACAGACGTAACTACATTTGATTTACTATCTTTTGAAATTTCGTAATATAATTGTTTTATTGACCATTTAATTGCCATTATTTAACTCCGTATTATATTTTAATTTTTTACGCATTTTCTAAAGCTTCTATCCTTGCTGTTAGTGCATCAATCTTATCGTCTGCTTCTTGTAAAGCTTTTAGAAGAACAGGTACAAGGTTGTGATACAATACACCTTTTACTTCACCATCTGAATTTTTATCAAGTATATAATCAGAGCCTTCTACTTCATTTACTTCTTCTGCAATTAAACCATATTCTGTAGTAGGATTATCATTTGTTGTATCTTTATAAGTTCTCACTGCATCGCCATTTTCATCTACAACATCTTCAAAATCTCTAAACTTAAAACTTCTTGGCTTTAGTGAATGAATCCAATCAACTGAACCCATATCTGCAATATCTTTTTTCATAGCTCTAACAGAGCCAGTATAAGGTTCTATTGAACCATCAGTTCCAGTATGAACCCAATACAAAGGATATCTATTACTTGTAGAGCCTGTTTGATTAAGTTGCTTTGCTATAATATGACCACTAGATTTAACTCTTAATTTTTCAGCATAATTACTACCATTATAAGCTGTCCAAACAAAATCAGCTTGACTTGTACTACCAACTTGAACACATCCAAAATAATTATTCATAGAACCATTATTAGCCCATCTAATCATAGTAGCTTCACCATCATTGTCAGCCCCCTCTAAATACAATATGGACTCACCATTAAGGTCTGTGGCTTGGTTAAAATCTGCATCACCTGTAAGTTTTATGTGCAATTTATGTTCCGGAGAGTCCTCACCTATACCAACTTTTCCATCTCTATCAATACGCATTTTTTCAGTTAAAGCACTTCCACTATGCGTTGTAAATTTTAAATCTGTACCTGCCCCTGTTGTTGTTGCAATAGCTTCAACACTTGCAACTTCTGTTCCAGAGTGATGTGGTGCAAACTTTATTTTACAAGATGTTCCTACTGCTGTTGATGAGCCAGGGTCATTTGTAAGTTGCAATACTGGCCCAAGACCACCATCATTCGTTTTGCTAATATCAAGCATTTCTAATGGGTCTGTAGTGCCAATACCAACATCGCCATCAGCTGCAATACGCATTCTTTCAGTTCCACCACCAGCATCTAAAGCTACACTTGTTGCAGCTGAACCGTGTGTTCTAAATCTTATAGTTCCAGCTCTAAATTGAATACCAGAAACTTCATCTTCAACTATTCTTTTGTGATTTGTACCATCGTGATAGAAATTATTTCCAATATACATATTTCTATCAGCTGCATTAGATGGTTCAATATACACTACTCCAGTATGACCAAGCTGTAATACATCCATAGCGCTTCCCCAACCACTTGAGGCACCATCATTTGCCCCATCATAAGGAGCAGCACCAACAGTTAATTTTGCTGCACCTGCTGTAAGTGTCATTCCATTTGTAGATATTTGTACAGCTGAATCAGTACCATCTCCATCTTGAATTGCTCTTAATGTACCGTCAATACCACTTGAATCTATTTTTAATAATAAAGGATAAGTACTTGCTATCGTATTTCCTGCTAATGTTGCCATTATATTTTCCTATTCATAATTTAAATTATATCATCCCAATTACGCTGTTCATTTTCCCACACGTCATTAAGATTTGTTGAGTTCCACATATCTCTTGCAAGACGAGCTGTTTGCATAGCTATATTATGTAGTGCGTTACCTAAAGCGATCATTAATAATCGCCTATATAAGCTATAACTGAACCACTATTAATATCTATTTCACTCCATCTACCAAAAATAGTCATACCTTGTGGGAATGTAACAGAGTTGGTAACTTGCAATCCACCTGAACCTTCAGCTGTTGTTTCAGAGCTAGCTGCTAAATCACCAGCAGCATCAGCTGTATTAAACCATTTTGTAGCTGTCACAGCAACCAACCCACCAGTGCTATCAAACGTAGTATCTTCTAGCATTTGTATTGCTACCCAGGCTTTTCCAGTTGGAGGCTTAATTGCATCTGAAGCAGCTGTAGTATAAACTGCACCCTCTTGGCCTGTAAATTCTTTTGTATATAAAACTCCACTTGGATCAACAGATAAAGGGCCTACATCGCCATTGGTAATTGTATTATCACCATACAAACCACCAACCAACATATGCTTAGAACTTCCG